CAGCAGAACCCCCACCAAAAGGAGTATATCCATTAATACGTCTGTATCCACCATCAGGGTCTACTTCAAAGTTAGATAATGCTACTGCAAATCCAGGTTGCCCTAATAATTCTAATTGATTAAGATTAGTATTAAGTCCACCTTTACATGATATACCAAATGGTTGAGACATTAAATGAACCTCATTCGATCATCTTTAATAGTAGTAGGCGTAGGCTCCATTAAATTAAGTTTCATTAAACGTAATCCTCTTTTATAATCTTCTAATGCAAATGCTGAAGACTGAGGATTTTCTTTAAACTGATGTAGATAGTATCTAGCTCTTGCTAGAAGTACAGAATTATAAATATTAGGAAATACTGTAGTGTCTCCATGTGCTGATAATTCAGTAGGCAAGTCATAAGCATAAAACCAAATACGATATACTTTATCAGGAATAGGACTTAATGCAAACTTGCGTCCATCAGGACTTCGTGTTACTCTAGCAGGTGTACCACCATTAGCTTCTTCTGCATCATCTTTATTTTCACTAATACGATAGTAATCTTTCCAAGCTTCTGTAGTAACGTATCTTAAATTTCGTATAGTATAAGGAGAAGATTCTCCACTCACTCCTACTGTAGTTAAAAGAAAGTTATCCCAATCTATATAGCCATAGTCATTAGTTAAACTAGAACTAGATGCTTTAAGCTCGTACCATCGTTGATTAGCTACAGTTTCTACATATACATTACCGTACATTGGATCTGTAGCTCCACTTTCAGCAGTCGCAAGAAAAGGCCATTGAGGTTCTTCATTGACTATATCAAGATAACCTCTGTTAATAGAATCTTTTGCGTGTTGCTGAATACCTACAGCAGATCCAAAGTTAGAAGAAGTTAATTCAACTTCATTCATCTCACGCAAGAGTTCGTTTGTTAGATTGAGAAACGTAGCCATTTATTTAATTAGGAGTTGCTCTAGGCATACTAGCATAACCACCTTTTGCGTATCCTTTTGTTTTCTTAGATGGCATAGAACCCATATTTTTCTTTTGCCTTTTAGCCATAGCATTTCCATTCTTAGAACTCATTTTGCTATTCATTTTACTTTTTTTCATTAGTTTCCTCCGCATATAAATTATTAAAAGTAATATCTGGATTCATATAACTTGAATCACATTCAGCACTATGCGTCCATTGACTAGGACGAAAATCTGGTGCGCCTTCACCGCAAGCCCAAAGTGCAGGATTAGTTACTCTAACTCTATTATTAGGTAATGCAACTATA